GATTTAGTATCTTTCATATCACCAGTTTTATACCACTTAACAAATTTGTCAGCAGCTGCTTTATCTTTATATTTACCGTGTATTAATTTACCACCGTCTTTTTTAGTTATCTGTACAGCAAATTTCTTTTCTTGTAATATTCTACCTACGTAATCTAATCTACTTTCTTTTTTTTCTGAATTGTCATTTAAACTTACTAGTGAGAGTCCAGATTGAATTTTGCTTATTACTTCTTGCATATCTCTTATTGTGGATATCATTTGTTCTTTTTTATAAAATTGTTCGTCACCTTCTTCTTCGCTAAAGTTTTGCATAAGTTGGCTTAATTCTTCAAAACGTTCTTTTAATTGGTCTCTACGTTCTTTATTTTTAATATTATTAATTAATCTTGAAAAATTATCGTTTTCTTCCGAATATATGTCAGCATAAGTCTGCATACTTTCTATGACATCAGGTCTAAATGCTTTAGAACCAGAACCGGCACTTGAACCAGGACTTCCATCAGTAGGATCCGCTGCCGCCATATCTCTTAATTCAACGCCCCATCTTCTTATATCTGAGCCAAGTTCACCAAAAACTTTATTACCTTGTTTTTCATAATCATAACCATCGCCATCTAATTTGTCAAGTATTATATTGGACATTTTATCAAACTCTTCCATATTTTCTTTAACTTTTAATGGTTTGTTTGTTAACTCTGCGACTTTATCTTGTATCTTCATCTGTATTTCATTTTTAGGAGTATCATCTTCTACTTGAGCCATAATATTTTCTAAATCTTCTGCGACTTCACTCTCACCATTATCTCTAGCAAATGTAATAGCGTCATCAATAGAGCTTGGGTCATTATAATCAAAAGAATTGTTTATCATATCTCCTACTTTTTTTGTAGGTTTTCTAGTATCAGGAGAATTACCTTTTTTCTTTTGTAATTTTTTTAAATCTTTTATTCCGTCTAAAGCCATTTCTAAACCAGCGGTAATACTATCTGATTTTGTATAACTATCGTGGTCACCATTTTCGTCCCAACAATACTCAAATTCAAATGCAATATCTTCAAGTTTTTTCTGTATCTCTTCATCATTAACTTCACTTGCTACGTCCATTAACACGGAAGAAATTTCCTCTGTGCTTTGAATTGTACTTAAAACTTCGTCTCTAAAACCTCTCATTGAGTTTTGCATACCTGAACCACGTACACCTTCAATTTCATTTGCTTTTGCCATATCAACCAATGTTTGTCCTAATGGTATTAAATCATTTACTAGTTGGTCTAAATTAGCTGGACTATATTCTTGGTCTCTAAATAATTCCATTTGCTTATCAGCAATTTTCATTTTTTCTAAATCTTTTGGTGGTTTGCCACTATATTTTGCCATTAAATCTCTAAATGCTGATTGTGCTTTGTTAGGTTCCATTTCTGCAACATAACTACCAACATCTTCAAGGTCATCCATAAATTCATCATCTAGTCCTATTTCTCTTGCTCTATCTGCGATAGCGTCAAAAGAAAACTCATCATCAAAATCTATTTCAATTGAATCGCCATCTTTAGTTTCTAAACTACCTTTATCTAGGTCTCTTAAAAAGTTTTTTGCTTTAACTTTAACGTCATCAGCTTCTTTTGGTTTACTTTTTTTACCTGCGTCAGGTTTTTTAGATTTAGGTTTGTCAGGCATACCATCATCACCTTTACCTACTGCAACTAAACTATCGCCTTTAGTTTTATGAGTTACCTTACCGTCTTTACCATAACGACCAAACTTCATATAGTCTAGTCCCATTCCTTTTGCTTTATCACTTGCAGCCGATTCTGTAACCTCTTCTATATCTAATTCATCTTCTTTAAGTTTAGGTTTATCAGCGCCTAGTTTAGCAATTTCATCTGAACGTTTTTTTTGTTCTTGTTCTTTTTTTTCTCTATCCATTTTTGCTTTTAAATGTTTATAAGCAATACCGACTTGTAGTAATGGCTCACCTGTTTGAGGGTTGACCATTTTATCTTGCGCTGTTCTACTTCTTTGTGCTTGTTTCTGTGCGTCTGTTTGTGCTTTTTGTTTTACAGCAACCGTTTGTTCTCTACTTTTTTCTAATTCTTTTTTAAGTTTTTCTACTTCTTTTGATTGGTCTTCTTCTTCTTTTACTTCAACAGGTACATCATTATCTGGTGCTACATCTGATTTTTTCATTTTCTTTGCAGCTTCAGACCATTGTTCAACGTTCTCTTTAATTTTTTCTTTATTAGGTTTTATGTCTTGCATATCTTGAGCAGAGTCACCATCTGATTCACCTAATATTGCTTTTACGGTTTTTACTGGAAGTTTTAATTCTTTTGCAATTTCAGCCGCTGACGCACCTGCTTTTCTCATTGCGTCTATCTCTGACATTCTGCCTTCAGTAATAACACCTTCAGCAATATCTGATAATAGATTTATGCCTGCGTCTTTGATAGCACCTTGAGTCACCGTATCCATATTCTTAATCATTTTAATTACAGCGGGGGTTACATCTTTTTTAGTTTTAAATTGCCATATTCTTTTGATGTTTTGAATCTGTCTTGAATTCATTTTTGGTTCTAGGTAACCAGCTTCGCTGATTTTTTCAACCTCTGCCATTGCCTCTGACATTGTTTTTCTATATCTAGTTGTCATTAGTTATTTACCTTTGCTCCTGCTCTCCATTGATAACAAGACCAATATCTTGCTTTCCATTTTGGTCCTGGATTATCACAATTGTGCCTTGCTCTGAACGATTTTCGCCTAGCAGGGTCGTCTCTTTTAATACTTAAACCTGTTGTATCACCAAACGATACTTTGACAACATTGCCTTTATCGTTTTTAACATATACATAAAACTTTTTACTACCACCTCTTACCGGGTCATTTAGTTTGACCTTTTTGCCTTGATATTCAGCCTCTTGTAAAGGTTCGTGTTCGTGTTCAAAGATACACTCATCACACTCTTTATCGTAGTTTTCAAATTCTTTAAAAGTCTTCATTAGATTTTCTCTATCATTTTAGCAACAGCCTCTTTTAGCCTTGCTTCCCATTGTTCTTTATATCGTTCCCTATATTTATTCATTGTGGACTCTGAAGCCGCCCACTCTTTTATATCTTTTTCACTAGGGTTTTCTGTTTCTCTTTCAAGGAATCCTTTTACTCTTTTCTTAACTGCCATATCACCACTACCTGGTTGTGATGGTTTGTATGTAGGGTTTTCATATCCTGCATAGTCTGGTTCGCCAGGAGTTATTGTGGATGTGTGTTTAGCATAGTCGTTACCAATGTCTGTCGCTTCTACAACCTTTGAAGCGAGGTCTTTTCGTAATTCGCCAAACATCTTTTTAAATTTCTGCGTGTGTTTAGATGGTTTAGTTTTAGCCGTCTTATCTCCAGGTGCTGGTTTGTTGTCATTTTTGGTTGTGTCTTTGCCTTTAAAATGGCTAGCTCGTTTATCTTTAACATCTTTTTTTAGTCCACTATAATACTTTTTAGGTTGAGTTCCTTTTTTATCTTTCACATCTTTATCTTGAGCAAGTTTATCAGTATGTGCTTTAGAAGCTTCTGATACTGCCTCAAATCCATAATCAACGTCTAGGTTATATTCCCTCACGTCTACCTCTCTATCTGCCGATATAGGTACACAATCCCATATCCAAGCTTTGTGTAAATTATTTTTATCGTCTTCTAATACGACATAGTTTGTACCTTTTCTTTTTACGGTACCTTGTACATCTTCTTTGACATAATCAACTTTATCACCTATGTTAAATATCATTTCTCTAATATACAAATCTCTAATTTGTTGGTGTTCAAAGTCTTTAAATGGTACAACTTCTCTTGCCTCTCCTGTGTATTGAGCGGCTAAGTTCATACCTTGTCTTACTTGTTTCATTATAGCATTTGCGTCAACACCTCTTGGTAGTCCTCTTTTAAAACTAGCAATGTCATTACTTGAAGCAGCTGCTCTCATCTTACTTGCTGACATACCTGATACATTATCGGCATCG